GCTAACGACGCGCACTTTCAGTTCGATGCAGTTGCTATCTTCAAGGCGTTTACAGACGCAGCAGGCTGGAAGTTCTCGCAAGACTTCCTACGTCCTATGACGCCAAAGGAAGAACAACGTTATGAACAGAATTCTCCAGCGGCCTTGCAGCAGCAACAGATTCAGGCGCAGAAGCAAGCTCAAGCTGAGAAGTTTAAGCAAGACCAGATTCTTGAAGACCAGAAGCAGCTAGGTAAAGCTGGAGCAGAAGTTCTCCGCACAGCTACCGAGCACTCCTTGAATATGGAAGCAGCAGGCGAGCCGAGCAATAATCCGCAGAGCTTCGGCAGCACAACTACGCTATAAGGAATACAATGGCAACACCTTTATTGTGTGACGACCTTCAATTGGTCGAAAAGGTAACACTAGCCTCACTTGTTCAGCAGCCTGGATACTCTGTTCTCGTTAAGATGATAGAGGCAGCCTGCACTAGAGCGACCGAGGATGTCATAAAATTAGACCCAACTGAGAAGGGCTATACGCAGAAGCTTATAGCTCTTCAAAGTAGGGCTAGGCATATTAATGAATTTTCTTCCCTTGTTCTGAAGTCCGTCAACTGGCAAGTAGCTGATGGAAAGCAGAAACAAAAGTAATAGGATAGACGATACAATACGTCATCCGAGGATATGGCAATGACCGAAGTTCAAGTAACACCGGAAACACTTACGTTCCAGCACATTCAGAAATGGACAGGAACGGAGATGCGTAATCAGATGGCGCACCCAGATATGCGTGCCGCTATTATAAATTTGTTGAAAAACAGAAACCCGGAAGAGATACGAGAGCTTGCTGCTAAAGAGGCACAGGTAGTAGTCGTAGACTCGGCACCAGTTGCCCCGGACCCGGCAGCCGAAGAAGCCGCAAGAGTAGCCGCAGAGGCAGCTAGAATTGCAGCCGAAGAAGCCGCAAAACCAAAAGTTTTTGCCGTAGATTACCAAGTTCGTGATGAGAAGGGTAATGCTATCGGACGCCCAACACACTTGGAAGCGCCAACCGAAGAGGGTTTACGTCTCAAGTTGATTGAGGCGCACACTCAGGCGACACGTGCATTTCATCGCCTGAAAGAACAGAAGACAACATTTAAGCAACCTCAAGTTCAGACCCCGATTCAACAACCCGAGAGATTGACGGATGATGAATTGAAGCAAGCCTTGAATGATGTTCGTTCTGAAGACCCGAAGATATCTGCTCAGGCGCAAGCCAAGATTACCCTTGAAGAACGTCGTAAGGCCGCAGAGGCACAGAGACTATATCTTGAGGAACAAGCAAGTTACGCATTTTTGCGTAAGCATATACACGATTTTAATAATTGTGAAGCCAATATTAAGATGATTGATGAGTACATCAAGGAGCACAAACTTGAGTGGACTCTTGATAATCTTGAGTTGGCTTTCATAGCGAGAGAATCAGAACTGGCTCCAAAGGTTGTAGAGCCAGTTGCGCCTGTAGTCCTTAATCCGGCTCCTACAGTAACGCCAGTAGTAACGCCAGCAGCGCCAGTGGTTGTGCAACCAGTGGTTCCTGCCCCGGTAGCGCCTGCGGTCCCTAATCCGGCTCCCGCAGTCCCGAGACCAGGTGTGAACGGTGGGGTTGTTCCAGGTGAATCTTCAGGGGTTCGCCCGGCAGCAAAACCAGCCGGACTCACAGCAGAAGAAATCCGTTCATGGGATGCAGCGACGTATAAAAAGCACCTAGCAAATCCTGCCATGCGTGCTCAAATAGAAGCATTCATCGCCGCTCGCAACGCCCAAAAAGGAAAGTAATCTAAGCACAGGCAAGAGCCTGGAGCCTAGCACACAGAGGTATCTACCATGAGTGGTGGAGGCCCGAACCCGTCAGCAGCAAATGTCGGAAATATTCTGACGGCACAAAGTATTCTTTTCGACAAGGAACTAATTCCTAACCTTAAGGGCGAAACCGATGCATTCGTTGCAGCGGCAGAACGCCGTGTTCAGCCATTGAACATGGGAATTAACCGTCAATTCTTTCAGTACAACACATTGACGGGCGACACAACGCAGTCAGGTGATGGTGTTATTCAGGGGCCGGAATTCGTCGGTCAGATTAGCGCACCTGCTCAGGTTGGAGAATGGAACAACTACACGAACTTCTCAGCATTCGTTATCGCAAGCAGCATCGATAACGTTGTTGGAAATAGCGCAGTTGAACTAGGATACCAGGCTGGACAGAGCATCTCTGAACTGTACAGTGCGGTTGCCGACTCAGCAGGTTTGTCAACTGTTGACAGCCAGGTTAACCAGAGCAGCTTGCTTGTATCTCCGTACACGCTCGATTTGGGCACAGTACGTGAATTGAAGCAGCAGCTTGTAAGCAAGAACGTCCTACCATGTAAGAAGGGCAAGTTCATGGGAGCAGTTAGCCCGAACGTGCTTGGCGACATCTACAATGCAACGACAGTGAACAACTCAATCGTTGACTTGTGGAAGTTTGCTAACATGGATAAGTTCGATAAGATGGCTGGCAGTGACCAGACTATGGACATCGAACTTCCAGGAACCAACATCATCCTACGTCAGACTCCGTTCGTAACCACAACGTCTAACTACCAGTCATCTGGCAAGATTGCTTACAGAACATACGTGTTCGGCAATTACGCTATGATTGGTGTATGGCTTGAAGTTCCGGGCGACACCGATTTGGATGAGGGCGACTGGCGCACAATCGACTGTTCAGTTGTTGACAAGGCCCCGGCTTCGTCATACGACCCAACAGGAACAATTGGCGGATGGTGTGCTTACAAGTTCCACCAGACGGTAACACTACCGCCTGCTCGTGGAGCAAACACACAGCGTCTACGCTTCATCGACAGCGTACCTGCTATTCAGTAACGAAACTCGGGGAGAGGCTCGATGGTCTCTCCCCAATTCAAATATTAAAGGACTGTGATGAGATTAGTTGATAATCCGTCAAATTTACCACTACAAAATTTGTCTAATCCCTGGGAAGGGCGACATGATTTGAAGCGCACGCGAGAGACAATATCAAAGCTTCTTGCAGGCGGCACCCCTAATTGGGTGAAGTGGCCGAAGGACTACAAAGCGTTTGCCCAGGAATCGTTTCTTGCGGACAAAGAAGTGTCCGATATTATGGCGAAACGGTACAAGATGGAAGACCAGGAATTGCTGCTAAATGAAGTAGCAAGGAAGGTCAATCCTATCTCGACTCGTGACTTCATACAAAAGATGCGAAACTCCGGGATTAAATGCTACACCATCGAGATGGGCTATCCACCCCAGACCGTGGCATTGTGGGCTTTCAAACCAGGAACTGACCATGTTGTACCAGTGTGCTATCTCCAAGTGCCCGCTATGTACGAATGGTCAATCTTGCGACTCGACAAACGCGGGTTGCCTAATGGAGAGGCATATCGCGGTTGGCGTACAGTCGAAGTCCAACTGATTGAAAAGGGAATTATTACGGAAGCGCAAGCTCATCGTATTTTCGGTCGGCCTGTTGACGGACCTGTCAGCAGGAAATTCCGGCACTCACTATTCTGGTTCCGAAATCGTCGTGAACTAGCTGGTGAAGCAAGGATGTAAGGCAGTAGTTAGCCAACTAATAGCGACGGGCCGTGCCCGAGCGCAGAGGAAGATATGGCAGACCCATTTAAGCAGCCGGGAACAAGCCCCGCTGTAACACCAGCGGTAACACCAACCGCAGTACCAGCCGCAGTACCAGCGGCGGTTCCAGCAGCAATGAACCAAGACGTTCTTTTGTCTTTGGTCCAATTACTTCTTGCAGAACGCCAAGACGCGATTCTTGAGAAGCAGGAAAGGCTACGTGCTAGAGAGGCACGTGAGCAACAGCGTCGTTTGAATGCAGAATATAACGAAGCTGAAGTAAAGGAAAAGCAGAGAGTCTGCACCCACAAGAAGGGCGGAACAAGAGGACCGAAGTCAACGAAGCTGGATTATGCAGTTTATTTCCACACGTTTACGGACGGCTCATCTTATATTCGTTGCTTGATTTGTGGAGCAAAGTGGAAGAACACAGATACCAAAGAGTATCTCATCCGTCGTGGAGTGAAGGTAGAAAATCACACAGGAATCGGTTGGGTAGAAGCACATCAGATGCTGGCGCAATCAACTAATAGTCCAAGCGCATCTGAGGTTAACTTCAACACTTCACCGTTAGTTAACAAGCCTGTAGATTTTGCAGCCAACCCACACGCAGTCGAAGTCTAACGCATCAACTGGTCCGGCAGATTATTCCTCGGGTTCCGAGACAAACCCGAGTTCTTTTTATAGGAGAAGACTCTGAACATCACATCTCAACTCACTAACAGACTACGGTAGCGACGGGTCTGTTGGCCCGCCTATTGTAGCCAGAGTCTAACTTATGGCTATTCCTAACTCGCAGTGTACATATACTCTTCAAAACATTCTAGACAAGGTTCTTCCACTCGGAGACGTTAATCCTGTATTGAATAACGTCGGTGGTTATCAACTTGAACCGTTCATTACTATCTGCACGGATGTTATGAATGATATCTATGGAGAGCCATTTCCTTACAAGTGGAATGAAGTCAATCTTCCCGTTTTCTACACTAACTCATGGCAACAAGATTATGCTCTCGTAAATCCAGACGGAAGTTCATTCACCAATTTAGAATGGTTAGAACGTGGTATTGCTATAAATTTGAGCAGCAATACGGTTCCTAAGCAGTGGACGTATGTCGAAACGGCAAGACAACTTCCTCAATCAACCGGGGCTTGGAGCAACTTGTGGTTTATGAATCCTCTTTTTGAGGCAAACTCTTTTCCAAACTATATGTTGTATTATGGTATATGGGGCGCAGGAGACACAGGTGGAATCTCACAAGGAAATAATCCAGGTCCGGGGGCGCAATATACTGACCCCCGTGGAGCAATGGTTCTAAATGCAACTTGGACGAATACATCTGGCGGGCAGATTGTGTTTGCTTTAAGCTATACACCTAGTAGTTTGATTGTGGGCGGAAGCATGGTTGTAAGCGGAGTGTTTCCGGTAGCGTTCAATAACTCATACGCAATTGTAGATATTACAAACAACAACGTAACCGTAACTGCCACAGTAAATCCGGGAGTATACGAGTCTGGTGGTATTGTCGGAAATGCTAGTCCTACAGCTACTGCACCGTTTACCGGACAAAGCGCAAACCCCATCACGCAAATTAGAGATACACAGGGAAATCTTCAGGTTGTCACAACATACGGAACTTGCGGAAATACACAACCGAATTGGCCTGCTTCAGGAGCACCAGCAGGAACAAAAACACAGGATGGGACAGTAGTTTGGACTGTTGTAGACCCAAACGCATTTGGAATTCGTATTCTTCCTGTTCCGTCACAGACAGGTGTGGTGTGGCAGTTTAATCTAGTCGGCCAACAACCACCTCCTAAATTTACTAATCTGCAAGATACCCTTACCCCATTCCCAGATAAGTATGAGCCTCAGTTCCGTGCAGGAGTCATTGCGCAGTGTTATCGCTATAGTTCTCAGAAGTCCGTTCAAGACAAATTTGAGAAGAATTACCTGATGTGGAAAGAGAGTCTAGTTAAACTACGTCAGAAGCAAGACCGTGAGCTAGAAGAAAACGTGTTTACGCCCGAGCGTGGAATTATGGGCAGTGGAACATCTAGAAACAGATATGTTGGAGCAGCGTATCCGTTTAATTATCCTTACTAAGAGTGAACTATGGCAACTAACACGCTTCAAGATACCATTAATTATGTTGTTCCTTTTTGTCGCTATCAAGCCGCAAATATTGGAACCAGCAATCAGCCCATCGTGGGTATTGGGTCTGTTGTTCGAAATATTGTACTTGCTGCACCCTTTCAGTGGAGATTTAATAGAAACATAAATTCTAGTATTACCACGGTCAAGGGAACTCAAGATTACAATGCGGCGATAACGGATTTTGGGTTCTTGGAGAAAGCAACTTTAACAGATGTGCAAGGTAAGATTTGGGAAATCAAAGATGTTAAGAATAACGAGCCTCTGGCTGTTTCTACAACTGAGGCTCGCCCGCAGTCTATTGCAGTTGAGGGAGATGATGGTGCTGGAAATCTTGTGTTTAGATTCTCTGCTGTACCCGAAGCAGTGTATGAAGTAGGTTTGATTTACCAAAAGGCTCCAATTAAGTTTGCAGCAACAGGTGACTCATGGGGGCCTATTCCAGACTCATTTTCAGATGTGTACAATAATCTTTGTTTAGGATATTACATGGACTCTTGCCAGGACGGAAGAGCGCCGCAATATATTGCACGCGGTATCGCAGGATTGTTGGCTCGCGCACAAGGACTGACAGCAATGGATAAAGCATTGTTCGCTCAGAGCTACATGAATTTCAATATGCAAGAAATGTTGAACCAGTTGAAGACACAACAGGGGCAGCAGGCACAGGGTGCTAGGTAATGGCAGGTCTTCTCGAAACAGCAGGAGCGCAGCCCCGCAATCCGTCTAGAGGCAAACCAATTCACGTTGCCAGGATGGAGACAGGGCTTGTAACGAATAGAAGTGCGCTGCACGACCCTGCACAGTTCGTGATTTCTAAGTTTTATGGCGGATACGTTGACGCTCTTATTGACGGCGGCGATATGGAGATTAGCAACCAGCTAACTCTAGTGAAGCGTCCAGGATTATCTGAGTGGTCTAATCAATCCATCACGAGTACAATAAATTGGTTCTATGATTGGAGAACGCTCGACCTTGGTGTGAAAGTTGTGGTTGACACCGCTGCCGATACACGTCTTCAGACAGCGACGACATCCACGGAGATATTTGTAAAATCCGCAGGTGCAGGACAGGGCTATTACCAAGGTGTTGCAGACACGCTCTATTATGGGGATGGTGTTGACCTTCAAAAATACATTCTACCTGCGGGAACAGTTTGGAATTGGGGCATCGTTGCTCCCACAACAGCGCCAGTCGTAACGATTACCGAGACCGCATCCGCAACGGTAAATTGGGTTGCAAGCACCGTGTTCTCTACGATGGGCCTGCTTGTAGATTCAAATGGAAACATCCAACAACTAATTGGTGTCAATGCAAATCCCGTATCTAGTCCAAACACAACACAGTTCGGTCTTTCTGGTAACGGCCAACCTGCGTGGAACCAAACACCAGGCGGCACGACAACAGATAATGCGCACAACTGGACGAATTGGGGGCCTATCGTTCTTTGGACTCCGAACACATTGTTTCTTAACGCCTCTGTTGGCGGAAACTTAGTTGACCCATGTATCATCTACGACCCGAACACAAAGTGCTGCTTTATTAATGCAAACCCTGGACTCGCTTCAGGAACAACAGGACTTACACGTCCAAACTTTCCTGCGGCATTCGGCTCATCTATTCAAGATGGGGGTGTGAAGTGGTTTAATCTAGGCTCATTGAAAACGCCTCCAGCATGGGCACCATCACACAGCTATCCGACATTAGGCGGAACTCCTAATGATGATTCAGTAGCGGGAATTTCAGAACCCGTAAGTCTTGTAAGCGGTCTTCCAACAAATCAGACAGTCTTCTGGCAAGTTAATAACACTGGTGCTCCGTTTACATCAGGGACGGGCGGAAGTGCGCCCCCTTGGGCAACCGTGACTGGAGCACAGACGACAGATAATCAGTTATTATGGTTGAATCTAGGAAGTGGAACACGCCAAACTACGCATGCATACGTGGCCTGGACTGCGCAGGGAACAACATTCTCTGTAATTGTAGATTCAAATAACAACTACCAAGTTTGCACAACGAGTAACGGACCATCTTCATCGACTGCGACAGGCTCTATAACGTGGGCAACAGGATATGGCCAGACGACAATCGATGGAGGTGTAACCTGGACTTGCGTTGGCCCTAAGATGGCTTGGGCTGCATCAACATCTTGGTATCTTCCTACTACGGGATGGTTCCCACCGAGCGGTTCTATTCCGTTTGGCGGAGCGCTAATCACGGATGCAAACGGAGATGTTCAAGCGGTAATTGCATCTGGAAAGAGTGGAAGCAGCACACCATCATGGCCTG